ATAATACTTATAAGAGTAGTAAGATGGCACCTGCCATTTTGCGGCCGAAGGTGGTTGATGGGGTTGAGTTGGATCCAATGGAAATTACTCGTATTAAATATGCGAAAAATGTGGTTGCCATGAATCCTCTGTTACTCAAGCTTGTTGCTGATTATGTTCTTTCCCGTATGTGTAAGAGCAGTGTTAACAATGCACCTTGGGAAAATCCTTATGTGCTTACTTTTGAAGAGGCATGTCAGGGGATTCCAGGGGTGCCCTTTGTTGAAGGGATTCCACGTGATACGAGCCCAGGTTACCCTTATAGGCTCGACACGCCTAGTGGTCATAAAGGGAAGACACATTTCTTTGGTGTTGAGCCAGAGTATGAGTTTACTTCCAAGTCCTGTGTTGAGTTGAAGGAGCGTGTCTTGGACATTGAAGAGAAGGCCAAGAAAGGTGTGCGTTGTGTGCATGTCTTTATGGACTTCCTTAAGGACGAGAGGCGGACCCTTGACAAGGTGAGAGCTTGTAAAACCAGGATGGTGTCTGCCTGTCCGTTAGACCTTTTGATTGTTCATAGGATGTATTTCCTTGATTTCATTAGGTGGATGATGGATAATAGGGTTACCAATGGCTCTGCCGTTGGAGTGAATTGTTATTCTGCTGAATGGGACCTTTTAGCGAAGGAACTTGAGTCTGTTGCTGGTACGGATCGGGGCTTTGTTATTGCCGGTGATTTCTCTGGTTATGATGGCTCTATTACGACTCAAGTTCAGCTCCAGATCCTACGCATTATAAATGTGTGGTATGGAGATGAGCATGGTTTGGTCCGTTCAGTTTTGTGGGATGATATTTGTGCCTCGAGGCATATTTCTGGTGATGTTATTTACGAGTGGACTGGGAGTAACCCTTCGGGGTGTTTTCCTACCACTGCGTTGAATACATTGACGAACATGTTTGTCATTGTGTATTCGTTTGTTGTTGCGTACCTTAATAAGTACGACATGATGTCCGACATGCATTCTGATGAGTTTGGTATTGCAGTCCAGACTGCACTTGGTGAAGCCACCAAGTATTTGCGTTATATGTGTTTTGGTGATGATAATCTCATAGCTGTATCAAGCTTTGTTGAGGATTTCTTTGACCAGAATGTTATGACGAATATTTTGGAGGGTATAGGTTATACCTACACCTCTGAAGCGAAGGATGGGGTCCAGGTTGACCCGTTGCGTCCACTGAGTGAGGTTGCGTTTTTGAAGCGTTCATTTACTCGGTCAGTACGTAGTGGTAAGCGTCTTTGC